ATGGAAGAATACGTCAAGTTGCTGTATGCAATCGAATGAGGCTCGTTGGTTATCGCCGCCGTGATCTTCGCCTGATTTGCGTTGGAGAATGCGATCAAGGCAGGCTCGTTGGTCAGGTATGAATTGGTCTGACCTTCAAGCATGCCGACACGAGTATCAATCACGCCCACCGTGCTGGTAGCGGCGTAGGTCGTGGCGGCCTCGGTTTTGTCAAGCTTCTGTGTGCCAAGCGCGTCAATCTGTGCCTGTATGGTGTTCGTGCCGATGAAGTTTGTGGCGGCAGAAGCGTCTGTGGCGGCAGTGTTCCATAGTCCGGTACTGGCTTGGATTGCGGCAACATCCGCCGTGGCGCTGATACCGTCCGCGCTGGCCTGATGCCACAGCGTCGTATCACCCGCGCTGATTGCGTAGGCTACGGAGGCGGTGAAGGCCGCTTCGGAAGCAGCCGGGATTATAAACCCAAACTCAGCCGCGCTGGTAGTACCAACATTGGTGATAACAGCGTCACTCCCCGCAACCCCGTTGCTGGTCCATGCTACGGCTATTGACGCCGCCGCTCCTGCCGTCCCGGTTGCGCCTGTATCACCAATCGGAATGACGAAGCCGAACTCCGCCGCACTCTCGGTCCCGACATTCGTTATAACAACATCGGTTCCGGCAAGTCCATTGCTCGTCCAGGCAACGGATATTGTCGCGGCAACACCAGTCGCCCCAACGTTATCAGTTATCCGCGTATGCAACGGCACGCCACTGTCATGCAGATAGGCATTCGTGAAAAAATACGACGGCTGATAAAATTTTCGGATCCCGGTCCCGATAGGGATATTTGTCGGATAGCCTAAGACATAAATGCCGGTCACGACATTGGCGGCCGGACTTGCCCCGGTGATTTCAAGCGTATTGGTCGGCGTGGTATAGCCGATGGATCCGGGGAACGCGAAGGTATAAGTCCCGGTCGGCACGGCTGAGATCGTGGCCGTGTTGGTGTAACTCGTAGCATACCCCGTTGCATTCGTGAAATCAGCAGGCCCGGTGACTGACCACGCACAGTTGCCGGCAGGATAGCCAATCACGGAAACCGACAGGCTATTGGAATATGGCAAATAGGTGTTCGTGGAATAAACAAGACGCGCAGCGGAAACAGACACATTGGTCGCTGGCGGGGAGGCATAGCCTCGATGGGTCGGAAACGTGAATGAATATGTGCCAGTCGGAATAAATGTCAGCGTGTGGGTATTCGTTTCCGCAGTTTTGGAAGAACTGGCATTCGTGAACTCCGTCGGATAGGCGGACATCTGCCAGGACATATCCACGCCCGCGCCGGTAACTGCAAGCGTCAGGGAGTTGGAATATGGGGAGTATAAATTAGTGAAAGACACATGGCCTGGCATCGTGGTCAAAGTCGATTCTGGAACGTAATAATCAACAATCCGATTTTTATAAATGATTTGAGCAGAGAAATCGGGTACATTTGTCGCCGTGCCGCTTACGAGCCAATTAGTAACCGCTGGCAACGCGCGCCAACGCCCGTTGTCAGTGATATAAAGTTTCTCAAGCGCATAATCACTGGCCGACATGTAATCATTACTGACCGGTTCAAGGGTGACTTTGAGTGTGTAGGTTCCCCCCCGCGCCCGTGGCGCCAGCAGGCAGAGAGCAAGGGAAGCGAGCAGAACAAGGCGGGATAATGATTTCATGCGCCCCCAGTAAGTCCGGAGGCCGGGAATTGCCCGGCCCCCGGCACAGTTTTAAGGTTAGGGGTTACTCAACAAACGTGATCGCTGTCGCACTCACGGATGAACCATCGGAAACCATTACATAATTGGTTCCTACTGCGGTTCCGGCGATCGTCGCAACAGCCGACCCATCCGTTGCTGTTACATACCGATAATCGGCATGTGCGGTTACGGTATCAACTGCGGTTCCGGTTGAGAGCACCAGTGTTTCGATGTTATTCGTACTGGCCGCGCCCATACTGGTTTCGCTTGTCCAGACACGGATTAAACGGAACTCGGACAAGTCGCCAGCAGCCGCCGTCTTGGCTTGGATCGCCACCGTGTTTTCAAGCAACGCAGGTGACGGAGTAGCCGTAGGAGCACCCCACACATCTGCAGGCTGAACTGACGTTGTACCCAATGCCGCGCCATCGGTCACGGTCGCAACCGCGATACTATTGATCTTGCCAGTCAGATCTCCACCAGGAGCCAGCACGTCTGTGCCAACAATGCACTGACGCTGCGGCACGTTAAGATCAATCTTGACGTACTTAATGGTGTCGCCAGCGCTATTTGTCAGCGCATCGCAAACTGCAGCCGCTTCCGTGCATTGGCCAACATATTCATCGGCTGTTGCGATTCCATCAACAGTTGTCGCGGAATTGTAGAAAACAGCCGCACCCGCCGCTATAGCGTTAGTGTCGGCTCTCGCAAAACTCCACACACCTTTGATCTGCACCGTTCCGGTAGCATTGCTGGCAATATCAGCCAGCGCCACACCGTAGCGATCGCCGAGGTCAACAAGGTTGCCGGACGAAACCGCGGCTCCCGGATTGAGATAAGCAACCGATTCCGAGTCGTGGACAAAGTTGCCGGCCGCAAAAGCGGACAAGGCAATCAGTCCAACGCTCGCACACATGATCAGTTTTTTCATCGTTCTTTTTCCTTCTTTTAAGGCAGGGCTGGGATCACCAGCCCTGCCACACATTACGTTAGGTATCCGTTCCGACTTCTTTTACCGCGCCGATGCTGTCAACCGCACCCGCACCGCAATCCAACCGCGTTAACCATTTCCGGCCATCGCTGTCGGTCTGGTCGATTTCTTCCTGATAGGGCTTTTGATTGCCCTGCAAGAATGCGATCTCGACCACCGGGGCCGTTCGCGGATCGGCAAACAGGTAATGGCTGTAATCCGTATCGCTGGTCTGAATGTTCTGATCACTCACAACAATCATGCCCAGGTTTTTGAACGGATTATCCACACCGGGATTTTCCTGCGCTACATCCGTCGTGCTTCCAACGGTCTGACGGGCGTAGTATTCGTTATCGGCATTCACCAGCCACACTTTCGGGCGCAGGTTCAAATACCGGGCAGTCTCCGCTTCTTCCGCGTGCTGATATTGCGTCTGCTTTGCCATGAGGCCGCGCATATATTTCAACGACGCTTGCGAATGGGCAAGCGTGTCAAGGCGCCGGTCGGTCTCGGCCGAATAGTTTTTATGCTGCGTGCTGAACAATGCAAAGCCATCCGTCATGGTCGCGTTCGCGGTCAGGATCGCAATAGCCAGGTCGTTGGGCAACATGCGAGCTTCAACGCCGAAACCGAATTGCGTGTTAGTGAACGCGCCGAGATCATCATTGATGATTCCCTGCCGACTCATTGTCCACATACGCGCATACGTCCCGAGCTGGATTGTCTCTTTCTTTTCCGTCCGCTTGGTTTCGGTGTACTTGCCGTTTTCCGCAACAAGTTTCAACTTGCCGACATCGGCGAACTTGATCCTCGTCGCTGCCTTGAAGTCATTGAGAGAACCAATCCGCGCCCAAAACTGGAACGTGGAAGGGGCGACTTCGTAGCCGGCCAGCAATGACTTATTGGCAGTTGCGGCCAGAATAAGCGGGAAGTCCGATGTCGAGCCGGATATGGTTTCGGCGCCACGCATATTCAGCGCAAGACCGACCATTTTCCGAACATCTGAAGGTTCCTTAATCCCGGCTTGACGCAAGCATTCTTGCGCGATTTCCTTTAAGCTGCGTCCGGCCAAAACCTCAAACCCGGAAGTGGGCTTTTCGATTTTAACCTTGCCGTCACGGACAAGCAGGCCGTCGATCGCTGCGGCACGGAAGCTGTCTCGGCCATCCTGCGTTATCGTAATCGGTCCGGGCGGCTGTGCCTGGCGCTCAATCATCTTGTCCAGCACCATGCGCTGCGATTCCTCCACCGTCTTGCCTTCGGCGATTAGGCCGTCGGACAGATCGGACAGGCCGGAGCGTTTGCATACGCTACGGATATCCGCAGCACGCTTGGCTTCGGTCTTGAACTCGGCGCGGAACACTTCTTGAGCTTCGGCGCGGAAGTCGACCTTAGTCGCTTTTCCTTCGACCTTCGGCGGTTCATCCTTCGGCGGTTCGGTCACAGTCTGCTTTTCGGGCGCTCCGGCAACGGCTTCGGCCTGGGGCTTGTCGCCTTCGGTCAATTCCGTGAACGTGCGCTCATCAACTTCGAGCACCGCGCCTTCGTCATACGATTTCCCGTCTGACGCTTTCCAAGCGCGGAGCAGTTTGAGCTTTTTCATCTCTCTTATCTCCTGTTTGTTTTTCTGCGTTTCCGCTTGGACTTCCTTAACCATGCGTTCCATGCCGACGGACGGGTCTGCCGGAACGGGAGTTAAGGACGCCTCCAGCGCGTCCCAATGGTTTGCGATCCAAGCCGGGCCAGTCACGCCCCGGTATGACTCGCTTTCGTCTTTCAAATAAATCCACTCACGAACGGCATACCCGACACTTACGCCGCGCAGGGTCTTGTCAACCAGTGCTTCCGTTTTAGCCAGTAGCGCGTCCGGGGTCGTTCCCCAGCGCATCGCCAGCTTGCCGTGCTTCTGCTCGTCTATCCACGCCCGGACCGGCACGCCGACAATCACACTCGGGTTATGGTTTTTGAGGATTGCCCCAACATTCAATAGCCGGGAAAAGTCAGCGGATTCGGCGTCATGGAGCAGGACTTCCGGCTCTCCAAAAATCATGACCGGCGACTCTGAAGAAAACGAAAGCTCTGTAAGTTTCTCGCCATTTTCATTGCGCTCCGAAAATTCGGCGGCGACGTGCATCTGCTGTGGCACAGGATTCTTTTCGGTTATGCGAAACAGGCCGTCTTGTTCGCTGATATCAACGCCGGCGGGACCGCCAAACCGGCGCTTGATGGCATCCTGCATGATCCGGGCGTTGGCCGCAGTAAAGAGCTTTGCCTTTTGTCCGGGACCGGGACGTTCCTTGCGCCGCATTTGTCCACCGCATTTCGGACATTTCAGCGTATTGCAATGCTGCTCGCTGGATAACTCATAGCCGCAATCAATACATTCGCAATCAAATGTTTCAGCTCTCTTTCTCATAAATTCCTCAAGATGCTTTGAGTTTTGCCCACTGTTCTGGCGGGTAGTTTTGTTTCCGCAAATTATCTGTCGCCCATAACGGCTGAAGATTCTTTAATGACCATGCGAAATGGTTTTTCAATCTTACATTTAGAGCAGATTTTCATTGATTCATTTCCGCGTTAAGTTCGGCTTGCGCTGGAGTCAATGCGGATGCTCCACTTTTCACCGCTAATGTTTCCGGGATTTCATTCACTCCTTTTAAGACAAGGCCGAATCGATCGGCAGTGTCCTTGATGCGCTTCATCATCCGTAGCTGAGTTTTCCAATTACGGCCAAGCAGGGCAGCTTCATCCGCAAGTGTACTAAGGCCGGACGCCATACGGGATATTGCAGCCCCAACATCCTGTTCCGGATTGATACCGGCAGCCCAACCAGGCGGCATGAACTCGTGCCTCTGCCAGAATTTCGGGTTGTCGTAGTAGCCGGGCGCAATAACAACGTGCGTCAATACCGCCAACTCCTGCCAGCGACGGAAAACCGGCGTGCAGAATTTGCGGCCGACAAATCCTTGGAATGGTCTAAACGCTTGAAAGTCCATGTTCTGCCCAAGCCGTCCCCCGGCGAATGTCTGTCCGCTGGTGTCTCGCGTCATGGCAGGGTATGAGATCCCGCCCAACGTGCCGGCGCCAATGCCTTTGAGCTGATACTTGGAAAACATATCGAACGTCGCGCCGGGCTTCTGAGGGCTTAAAGTTTTTACCTCTGCGCCTTCGGGTAGGTATCCGATGATTCCAGGCTCAACCGTGGACAACGGGTTTCCATTGGCATCCGTGGCCTTGTCCGAGTCTTCCGGTTTCAATGCTCCGCCGTTGCCATCCGGCATCGTGATCATCACGCCAAAGCAGGCCGCAATCTTGTTTCCCAGCAATTCGGCGTCCGTCCATTCGTCAAGATCAAAAAACTTCTGCATGACAACGGCCAGATGCGGGATTCCTCGAACTTGTTTCGGGCGTAGGCGCTTGAACACATGGAGCATGTCACTAGCCGGGATCCGGATTGACTTGCCAAAGCCCTGATACAGCCCAGCCTCGGTTGTGCCGGTTAAGATGTGATAAGCCAGCGGCCGGTAGGTGCGCTGGTCCACTTCCACACCCATAACAACCGGATTGCCGTGAGATGCCGTAATGGACATATCCAGGCTTTCCGGTTCGATAAACATGAGGCGCAGGGGCACGCCGGGGATGCTCTTGTCAATGCCAAGGAAAACAAAGACTTCGCCATCCTCGATCAACCGGCGCAGAAATAACTCTTGGTCGTCAACAAAGGATTCCGGAAGCAGTTCTGTTGACCGCACGTCGGCCGATTCCGCCCAGTCGTTGAACGCGCCCTCGACAAAATCGTTCCAGGCATCCATTTCGATGGTTTCAAGGATGGGGTTGCCGTCGGGATCCTTGGATTTTACCATACGGGCTGCACGGCATTGCAAGGTCAAGCCTGTGGAAATAATGTGCGAAATGTAGGCATTCATTAACCCCATGGCATGTGCGTTGTTACGCAACAGCCACCGGGACCGGGCGCGTAACTTGGCAAGTTCCCGGTTAAGGATCAGGTTTATATCCTCGTTGGACGTGGACCAATGCTCGTTCAGCCGGTTTGTTTCAGCCGATTTATAGGCCGCACGCTTCATGTGCTGGTCAATGTAGAGACCTGCCAGCCGGTTTTGCCCGCGCTTAATCAGGGTCGCCGGGCTGACGGCGCCGATGATCCGGTCCAGCAGGCCCACCCGGCCCGCACCGATGATAGAATTGACGCTCAGGCGGCTCATGTAATGCTCCCAAATCTGACGCGCTGGAAGATGGTTTTTGCGGCGGCGGCTTCCAATGCCACAGCGTCTTTGCGGAGTGATTGCAGGACTTCTAGGTCGGCGCGGCGATAGGTTCTATCCCCAATTGTGTATTCCTGACCGCCACCCATGACGACAGTCATTGCGGCATCGATCTGTGCAACGGATAAGGCCATTTCATCCCCCGGAAAGTGCGGGGGCAACGAAATGCGCTTTTATGTTATGGCGTGAATAATTTGATTGCATCGTGCCCCCTTTCACTTATAGGGCACGTTTGTCAATCATAAATCGTGCGATATGCCTGCTTCTATTGATTCAAGTATTTTTTTTGACCTGTGGTGGACCGCCTGTTTTGATAAATGAACCACGTCCCCTATACTGCGCAAAGTCGGCATCGGGGATCGCTGTCGGAGCACAATGATGTGCAGGTCAACCGCATCGAGTTTCCCAAGCCTGGATAATGCCGCGATCCGGTCCCGGACATCGCCGGCTTTGCGCCGGACTGCAGCACTGACCGCCTGGGCACTGGCATGTGAACTTAGATACCCTTCAAGTTTCCCTCCTCGAGACACGCCAATGTGTATCGCTCGTCGAAACACCGGATCGTTTTTAAGGTCGATTGTTTTTTCCATTGAGCCTCCAAATGTTGATCCTAACTCCAGCCATTTAATTCCCGGATAGCTGTCAGTCTGGTTAGATCGATTTCGCGGATTGTTTCGTTTGCAAACTGATGCAAATCAGACCAGTTTTCACAAAATACAGTTTCTTCCTTAAATCGCGGAACTCTATCAAGACGATGCTGCCGTTCCATTTTATGAATAGCATAATAAGCCCGACTGTAGATACGCATTTTATCTAAATATTGCTTACGATGTGTTGCCACCCATCTTCTACTTCTCTCGTTACATTCGTCTTTGTGTAATTCATAATAAACGCGAGAATATTTTTGGATTTTTAATTTATGCGCCGAACTATAAGCACGCGATGACGCCAATATCTTCTGTTTATTATTTGCATAATATTCCCTGTCATATTCACTCTTATCTTTATTGCACATTGCCATCGGGCCTCCTGCCATTTCTCCCCCAAACAGAGGCTGCCCGGGTCTACCGGGCAGCCCTGTTTCTTTACTGATTATGGACGTTTGGATTTATTTCATCGGCGCTTCGTTCGCCTGCGGTCCACCGGGATTTTTAGTCGCGCTGTTTATGAGCCGGTCCTCGTCAAACCACATTGACTCGCCCATTTTGTTTTTCTGCGCCTTCGGCGTAACCAGATACTGCCGGCATCCGGTTAAGTAATCTGCTCGCGCTGTCACGACCCCGGTGAAACCTGTTATCGAATCTTTGACTTTAGCTCTCATGCTAATCTTGAACATGATCTCCTCCTGTTTTAATTTGTTTTCCGACGCACTTTCAAGCCAGTGTTTTCCGCGTACTCCTTTCTGGCGCATAATCCGCATCATTGCTTTTACTCTTACGAGTAATTTCTCCGCCTCGATACATTCCCGTAAGTCTTTGTTTTCCGGTTTCATACAATCCTAATTGCTGGTCGCTTTTACTCCGTGAATGATTCCCCACACTTGCTGCATACACGCCGGCGGCGGACAGCGTTGTTTGCCATCAACTCGCTTACAACCGGAGCGTCACCGCCACACTTCGGACATTGCCCCGGTTTGCGTTTGATAACTGACGGCTGGACCGGATCCCTCGTTTCAACTACGGCCATTCTGTTTTTCGGTTTTCGCATAGCACCCTCCTTTGGTTTGTTGGCTTATGCCAGAGCATAGTTTGCAACAGGCAAATTACATTCTCAACATCTTAATATCTTTCCCTCGTTTGCGCAAGTCAGTAATGGCATTATTCATCACTTCGATAATGAGTTGCTGGTCCACTTGCGAAAACAGCGACTTGAACCCGTCATACATCAGACTGCGCTGGAATGCTCCGTGATCACGCACCTGAATAACTATCATATCGTCAGGCCGTTTTATGCCCTCGCGGAACGTGGACGTTTTGCGTAGATTTATTATTTCCCGCGTCCCTTTAATATCCGACCACTTCCTCACCAGCCCCGGCGCGGCCTTCGGCTTCCGGGGTTTCCATTGATCGCCATCACACGCAATCGTGCATCCGCATAAGCCACCAACCATCCACCCGCAAGTCGAGCAGGGGCGATTCACTGGCGCATCTGGCTCCGGTTGCGCGGGCGTCCAGAACCGATGATAAACCTGCCCTGCATCGTTTATGTCGTCATAGTCTCGACAGGCAGCACATCTCTGGCTTTCAATGCCTGAATACTCGTGATGACAGCCATCGCACAAATAATGCTTCACCGGCTCC